TCCAGCACGCCATGTGCGCGGCCAGTCTTGTATGCCCAGTTCAACAACGCACCGGGGTCTTTGATTTTTAGAATAGTGGTGACAGACGGCACTTTCGTGCCGTCCGCCAGTTTGTAGCCACCGCGTTGAGTGGCCATTAAAATGCAATCTCGTCGTCAGTGAATTCTTGATTCACCGGCTGCGCTGGTGCAGCAGGCTTTGCAGCAGGCGCCGCCTTCGGCAGCACCGGCGCATCCACTACTCGATTGGCGATCTTCTCCTGCACCCAGTTGGGCAGCTTGTCGAACATCGCCGGATCAGGGTCGTCGATGCTGTACGTCAAGGCTTCACCTTCCAGCGTAGGCGCTGGCATACCCTTCGGCAGCGGCATGATGCTGGTGAGATTCGCATACGTCTTATCACCCTTAACGCTGTGCGTTACATTGATGAACGCAGGCTTGCCGAGCACGTTGACCAGGTCAAACTTCTTCAGCTCTTCTGGCGTGAATGCACGGCCACGCCACGATTGCAGCAACTGCCGCAGCGTCGCCTTTTCGTTGAGGCTCAAGCCAAGCGTGCGGCTGATGACCGCGGGCAGGCTCTTCGTCTCGCCGTCTTTGGTGATCTCTACGCGCTCAGATGGAATCTGAAAGCGCAGCATGAGCGTGCGCTTTGGCGCAAACTGACCGCCGGGTGACGGCTGCACGCCAAGGTCTACCACCATGTCGCATACTGCTGCGTAGGCGCCTGCCTCGAGCGGCTTGCGCTCAGGGTAGTTGCCACCACTTGATGCTGATACATAAATAGCCATTGTCTTAGTCTCCTTCAGTTACGGTTCACCAGTAATCGACGCCGCTTCTTTTGCTGCGCCAGTTTGGCGGGGGAACCTGCCGCCATTCCAATTGTGCATCTCGGCGTATCTTGCACACAAGATCAAATATCCAGCGGATCATCGTTCGATCACCGCCACGACGATTGCCATAACAGCGAACACGGCCAGCATCTTGACGAGCGTCCAAGCGTGCGGCAGCTCTGCCGGGGTGAGTGTGAGTGCGTCCATTAGAGCGCCTCCGGCTGGTACTTCTTGATGAGCGACTTGGCTTCTTCTTCCAAGCCAGCGTCGCGCAGTTCGATGTACATCACCTGAATGCGCTTCCACGATTCGTCACCCGCCTTCCAGGCGCGGTGGTCGTCTGAGTATTCGTGAAACCAGTCGTGCTTCAAGAGCGCGGTGGCGAAGTCTTCGAGGGTGGTCATGGCTGACTCCTGAGAGGGGCGGCTTAGGCCGCCACCTCTGCATCAACGAAACCGACGAGGCGGCACTTCACACCGTCATCAGTCTCATAAAAGCAAACTCGGCTCGCTGCGCTACGGCCTACCGTGTAGTAACTACCGAAACAGTAGACGCGCTTACCGTTTGCCTTTAGTAGTTGGCTGATATGGTAGGCGCTAAGACCGTTATCAATCAGGTTCTGAATTTGCTTAAGCATTTGCGTGTACCTCTTTTATCGCTTCTGGCCGAGCACTGCGCCGGCCATGTGTGAATCCTAGACTGTCTGAAAAAACAATACAAGCACTTTTTGTGTGAATAATTTGCTTGACGGCAGAATGCCTACAAACTAGGCTTGTTGGTTATGAAAAAGCAACCACCAGAAACTACTGCCTTGCTCCACGCTGTGGACATATTGGGCGGACAAACGGGCACTGCGAAGAGGCTTGGCGTGAGCCAGCAGGCGGTGCAGTATTGGGTCAGGAGGGGCCGTGTGCCTGCCCTGAAAGCCATCCCGCTCGAAGCCGCAAGTGGGGTATCTAGGAATAAACTACGGCCGGACTTGTACCCATGAAACCAGAACTGACCGCCATCGTGCCGGTCGAGCGCATCCTCGACCTGGCGAAGAAGTACCCCGTATTCCCATGCAGGAGGAACGATGAAAAAGATTCAGAAGGGCGCATCCTCAAGGCCAAAAGCCCGCTCACCAAAAACGGATTCAAAGACGCCACGCAAGACGAAGCGCAGATTCGTCGATTCTGGGCCAGTCACCCTGACGCACTCGTTGGGGTTCCAACCGGCCAGCGCACCGGACTTGCCGTTATCGACTTCGATACTCGCTCGGCTGACTCGATGGCTCAAGAGTGGCTGGCAGAGAATCAAGCCGCACTGACTGGCACTCGAGTCCACCAGACCGGCGGCGGTAGCGGCGGACGGCACTACATCTACAGCCTGCCGCACGGCGTCAAGATCCGAGGCGGCGTATCCGTCACGCTCGGCAAGGTTAAGCGCCAAGGATTGGACATCCGCGCCGAGGGCGGATACATCATCTGGTGGCCGCTGCACTTTGGACAGGGCGGCCCGCTGAACGACATACGCTCGCTACCCGCGGGATTGATCGACGAGCGGCGCATGGACTTGGAACTACCGGCAGATGTGGCGGCGAAACTGCCGCCGAAGCCCGGCACCAGTGGTGACTTCCAGCGCGACCTGCCGCGCATCACTGAGGCGCTTTCGTTCATTGACCCAGCGCCATACGACGCATGGCTGATGGTAGGCATGGCGCTGCACTATGCGAGCGGCGGCGCAGATGATGGACTAGACCTATGGGACGCGTGGTCGAGCGGCGGTATCACTGGCGAACTGCCGGACAATTACGCCGGGCGCGCAGATATGGAGTACCGCTGGCAGTCGTTCCACCTTGACCGCGGGCGCGGCGTGACGCTCGGCAGTCTCTTCAACGCAGCCAAGGCGCAGGGCTGGGTGAACGTGCCAGAGGCAGTGCGACTCGGCGCGCCAAAGCGGGAGGAGCCGCCGATGGACTATGACGACGTGCCAGAGGCGCACGGAATGATCCGCGAAATTGTAACGCCTGTCGTTATGAATGCGACCATGAGCACTGCCAACAGCACGCGACGCAAGCTCGTGCTGCGCTCCGTGGCCGAGATTGTGACCGAACGGCGCGAGGCGACGTGGTTGATCCACAACGTGCTCGAGGCCAACGTGCTGGCGGTGCTCGCAGGGCCGCGGGCGAGCTTCAAGTCGTTCATCGCGCTCGACTGGGCGATGCGTATCGCCATGGCCGACAACCCGGTGGTGATCCTCTCGGGCGAAGGCGCAGGCCTTGGGCGGCGTGCTGAAGCGTGGATGCAGGAGCATGGCAAGGGGCGCAGCATCGACGAGTTGAACGTGCTGGCGCTCGAGTCTGTGGCCAATCTGAACGCCGAGCAGGACATGCTGGACTTGCAGGAGGCTATCGACCAGGCAGGCATTCGGCCAGCGCTCGTGATCGTGGACACGTTCAGTAAGTTCAGTGCCGGGCTGGATGAGAACTCCAACCAAGAGGTGGCCGAGTACCTTTCCAAGCTCACCATTGGGCTGCGTGAGCGGTACACGGCCACGGTATTGCTCGTGGCGCACAGCGGGCACGGCGATGCCAAGCGGCCACGAGGCGCCAGCGCACTGATGGCTAACCCTGACGCCGAGTACATCGTGGAGCGGCCAGACGCTCAGGCCATGGTCGTGGCGGTGAGCCGTGAGCGGTTCAAGGACACGGCTAGCCTGTCGCCGCTGGGTTATGAGGCGGTCGAGGTGCCGCTCGGGCGCATGGACAAATACGGCGAGCAGGTCAAGTCGCTGGTGATGAAGGAGACGAGCGCGCCGGGCAAGCCAGCGGTGGCGCACTCGCCCCAAGGGAAGGCACAGCGGACGATCCTGTACGCGCTCCGAGAACGCCAGAAGGCGTCCGAGACGCCGCTCGTTTGGACGGTCGAGGAGATACGCCAGATTGGTCGGGAGTGTGGGGTACCGCGGCAGTCTGTCCACGATGCGGTCGAAAAGTTGATGCTGTCGCCCTTTTTAAAGGCCACTGTGGGTGGCTCTATGCTGGGGGAACCGTGATGTCCGAAAATGTCCGAAAATGTCCGATCCAGTCATTTTCGGACGGTCATGTATGTCCGAAAATGTCCGAGAGTCCTTTAGGACTCGGACATTCGGACATGACCCACGGACATGACGAGTTGGTATGAAGTACAAAGCAGGTAAGCCTAAAGGTGTTGCG